ATATCATTCTTTACAGAATCAGGTAAGTATAAACCTCCTTTTGTTTTTTCTTTGATTGATATAGGTCTAACAAGAATATGAAATCCTGGAATTACAGGTAACACTGCAGGGTCTTCTACATGTTCCTCTGTTATCCACATGTCATTCTTTGTTGCTGCTCCCATACTTGGTTGTTGCATTAGTCATCCTCTTCATCTAACATTTTTTTAGTTATGTTTTTAATCTCTGCCTTTGCCCATTCAATACCTGAAATACGACCAACGCAGTTCATGTACGTATGATAGTCTGAAGCTGAACCATATGCAAGAGAATTTTTTATTGTTTCTATTTCTTTATTTAATGCTTTACTTATTTCATCTGATAGCATCATTTTCTTCCTTTGTCAAGTGCTTTCTTATTTCTTCGACTTCACTTTCTAAAGTATTTATTGTTGTATAAATGTGACCTGTATCTTCTGGTCTTATTTTTTCTTTTAATATGTTTATTTCCATTATTAAAAAAATTAATCTATCTACGTTATATTTATTATTTCCATAACTTTTAAATATTATCATTTACTCTCCTTTTTCTTTTTTTGCATCTTGTAACATTTTAATTAGTACATCAGAAGTCTTTATACTTTCTGCACTTTGAATAGAGTCACCCTGCTTTATCATTTCTACAAGCATCTTAACTGCGTTCATTGCCTGTTCAGTGTTTCTGTCCTTTTCTTTTTCTTCTGCTTTAAGTAAATTTTCTGCTCCTATCTTATAAGCATCAAGAGCAATTTTTTGTTCCTTCAGGTCAAGGTCTCTATTCTTTAATGCACCCTCAGTGGCTTCCTTTGCAAGCTGTGCCTGAACTTTTTCTTTTTCAAGACCAAGTCTTTGAGCTTCCATTTGAACCATCTGCTGTTCAGGTGAACCACCCTGTTGAGCCATTGCCTGATTTGCCTGCATAACCTGTTGTGCAGCCTGAGCCATAACCTGCTCAATAACTTGAGGGTTCTGCATATTAGGGTCACCTTGAGGAGCTTGAGACATAATCTGTCTTGTAACTCCATTGATTTGTTCCTGATACTTCATTACTACATGTTCTTGTATATTTGCCTGAAGCACAGGACTTACTCTTTGCATAATAGGGTTGCCACCATTTGCAGGGTCTTGTAAGAACATAGTCTTTATCTGAATATGTGCATCATGGTTCTGTCCTATAAATGCCTTTATAGGTAAACCCTTAGTGGCTGCTTCTATATCGGTAACAGGGTCTAGTGGCATTGGCTTAGGTTTACTTGGTAGTATATTGTCTATATTAGGAATATTTGCTGCATTAAGCAATGTCCTATTTAGTTCTTCCATATTAAACATTCCCGGAGGTGCGTTCTGAGCTAACTGCATTGCCATGTTTGTCATCATAAGTCTATGTGCAGATGACGGAATGTTAGGGTCACTTACAGGAATTATGTCAATCTTTTTATCAAAGTCAGTTCTAAATATTTCTGAAGACTCTCCTGGGACATCATAAGGATATCTCTGGGGTAAACTCTCTGAGTCAATACGTGCAAGTACCTTAAACTCTTCTCTCTGTGCCTTATGTAACCTCTTATGTATTGCAGAAAAGAATTTACTTGAAGCTTCTAACAGAGCCATAGTTGTACCTACAGGACCATAGTTAGAGCCATCACTTATAACTTGCTCTGTTGTGTCTGCAAACTTCTGACCTGCACCTGCAACAAACTGCATCATTTCAAATAAAGTTCTAGAAGGTTCTTTGTATGGAAACATTACAATAGATTTGTTTAAGTCCATACCTGTTGCTTCTACTTCCTTAAACTCACCTGGAGCAATAGGGTCATTATCTCCTACAACCTTTACACCTTTGGCTTTAAATCCACCCTGTAAGTTTGCAAACTGTCCGGCATCAATTAAACTTCTCATTGCTGCAGTGGCAGACATTGTAAGGTTACCCAAGAAATGAATAAGTCCTAAACCATAGAACCCAAACCCAGGAACAAATCTGTAGTGAGTAAAAAACATTTTCTTTTGTTTTGTTTTATCTTCCTCGTTCCAGTTTCTTCTAATTGACAGTACCTGTTGTGACTGCTCTTCTACAGTTACAATATAAGGACAGGCAGTATCATAGTCTTCTATTTCAAGATAACAATGCTGTTCTAGTAGTGTATATTGTGGGTCACTATCTGAAGAAGGAGAAAGACCTAATACTGTGTCCATCTTATCTCTCATAGCAGACTGTGTAGGCTGTGAAGGGTCAGGTAAGTCTATGTCTCTATACATTCCTGCATTTATTTGTCTTGCAAGTTCTACAGGACTTCTATAAAGAATATGAGTATATCTATCTGCTCTTCTTAAATCTGTTGCATAGTAGGATACATAAAACTGGTCAATAGGTACAAACTCACTGACAGGTCTACCTAAAGAACCATCATAATATATTTTCTTAAAAGCAGAACCTAGTAGTGGCAAGTGAAACAACATACGTTCTGTTTCGTCAAAGTATTCAGGCATTTGTTCTGATACCTGATAGTTCATAAAGTTCTGTACTCTATTTGCCTGTCTCTGCTTTAACTCTGTAACGTCACCTAGTATTTGTACCTTTACAGGTCCTTTGGCAGGAAACAACTCTCCACTTGCTTTACTCTGAAACTTAACTGCAGATTCAATAAGTAGTGGGTGTACTGCAGTTGCTGCACCTTCAAATGGTTCTGTAGTGTCTTCAAGCTTTAGTCCTAGTAAGTCAAACCCTCTTTCAAACATTGACTCCCACTCTGACCTAGAAGATTTATCTGCATCATATTTTTCTATTACAGTATTTGCAATGTCCTGTAAATCCTGTTCTTCCATAAGTTCTGCAAGGTTTTCATAAAAAGTTCCCTCTTCTTCCTCAGTCTCTTCAACTATGTCAGATTCAAATTCAACTTCTAACTCACCTGTTTCAGGGTCAAGTTCAAAGCTTACATTATCCATAACATTTTCTTTTTGAATATCTAAGTTAATAACATTATTTTGAGCTATTTCTTCATTAGGATTCTTTTCTACTGCCATTCTCTTTCCTTATCATTGGACTTTTATATTTTTTTATGGTTGTTGATTTGCCCATTCTTACTGGTAACCTGTTACACTTACAATATTTACTATATCGTTTTGCTCCACACTCTACACAGTAGGTTACAGTATTATATTTGAATATCTTCATTATACTGTTATACCCTCCAGTACGCAACCCTTTTATCCTTTTTACTTCCTTCATCCTCCCAGGAAGGGTCTTCAGGATGTGTTAAGTTCCAACTGTCTTTCATGTAGTGTATTGCCATTGTTAGGCAGTCTACTTGGTCATCATGTGAGCCATTAGGAAATGACATACACTCAGAAAACAAATCATCTGCCCATATCTTATTTTTAGGTAGCCATACTTTGCCTGCTTCCATCATAGGTGTAGATGCATATACTCTTGCAACCTTGTCCTTATCAGGAAGGTAATCTAGCACAGGTAGTCCTGCCCTACGCATGTCCTGTATAAGAGACTGTCCAGAAGCTTTTCTTTCTATGATACATACGTCAGGTCTAAAGTCTCTATACAACTCCTGTGCAATACGTCTAAGTTCAGGATACTCATACCTACCTCTTGTATTACCTAGTAGTATCAGGTGAGAAGAGTGTCCATAGTCCTCGTCATAGTCATGGAATATACCCCATGTTTGTATTACACTATAGTCTGCAGTTCTACTTGTACTAAATGCAGTATCATATGTCTGTATTACAAACTGACACTCAGGAGGGTCTTCATACTCCCACCACTGTATATATTTCTTTTTAATAATACCACCATCATCAGGGGAAGGGTCTTGCATATACAATGAGTTCCAATACCTTGCACCATTGCTTGCTCTGATTTCCTGCTCATCTATTCGTAGTATCTCATCTGATTTCCATTCAGGGAAGTACGAACTACCTACAGGCAGGTCTAGTAACTCTGCTGCTTCTTCATTTAACCATGCAGGAATACTAATAACTTCCCAAGGGTATGTACTTTGCTCTGCAGTCTTTTCCTGCTTTAGTAACCAACCACATAAGTCATCATAGTGATATCTTGTATTAATAATTATAATTGACCCATTAGGCATAAGTCTTGTTCTCAAACCTGCAGGATACCACTCCTTAATATACTTCCTACCTGTCTGACTAAATGAATCTTCTTCTGACATGACATCATCTAGCAGAGCAATGTTTGCACCCCTACCTGCTACCTGACTTCTAACACCTGCTGCATAGTATGAACCATTCTTATTTGTTTTCCACTTACCTGCTGCCTTAACGTCACTACGTAATGCAACACCTTTGAATATTCTTTGAAACTTTTCTGTATTAACTATGTCTCTTACAGTTCTACCAAAGTCAGAAGCAAGCTGGTCACTATGTGATACAGACATTATCTCATGGTTTGAAAAGTTACCTATATACCATGCAGGAAATAACTTGCTACATATTAATGATTTAGAGGAACGAGGTGGTAGAAATACCATAAGTCTCTTAATGTCACCATCTACTACACCCTGTAGCTTACTACATAGTAGCTTTATATGCCTACCCATTTTAAAATCAGATACTAGTGTAGGAGCAAATACTTTTACAAATGTAAGAAAGTCATCCTTTGCTCTTAGATTGGTATATGTATCTAGGTTAATCTTAAAATTTAAGTATGTTTCTAAATTATTTGTTTGTTCCATTATATATTTAGTTTACCTTTTTCTTCATTCATATCAAAACACTTATATGCTTTTGGAAAATAATCAGGCATATAGGTGTGTAGTTCACTTGCAATTACATAGGCTCTTGCTAGACACTTGTCATGTGTGTCATGTGGACTTTTTAAATCTGCTAAAGTTATACATTGATTGGGATTACTCATTAAACATGCTAATACAAAAAGCTCATACATTAGTTTTCCTTTGTTGTTATAAAAAATATTATAACACTATTGTATAAAATAGAAAAGTATGTTATTTTCTATTTAGACCTCCGGGGGTAAATAGATAGACCCCAACTCCTATTGTAATTATATATTACTTTATCCTAAATTATAAATACTCATATCAACTTAATCAGGCGGCAACCCCTATTTAGCTAGGTAGGGCATGGTTAGACCTGTGAAATTTTAAAAATATTTGGGGGTAGGGTATATATATATAATATACAGCCAGGATTTTTTGGTAGGGGTATCGACTATTCTATATAATTCCATCAAAAAACCACCTTTTTCTAATTGGATACATAGAAATCAATATATATC